ATGCTATGGGACTTGCGTATTCTCGCACAGAAAAGTCCAGGGCCCCCGCGTTTACAAAACAATTTCTTGCTAATCACTCTCATCCCATTGCGAAGAAGATTATAAAAATAAGGGAAGTTAATAAAGCCAACACGACTTTTATTGATACAATTCTTGAACACTCGCATGATGGTAGAATACATTGTGATTTTCATCCTTTACGTTCTGATGGCGGAGGCACTGTTACTGGTAGATTTAGCTCAAGTAATCCTAACTTGCAACAAATACCTGCAAGAGATCCATACATAAAGAAACTTATTAGAGGATTGTTTATTCCAGAAGAAGGATCTAAGTGGGGATCTTTTGACTATGCTTCACAAGAGCCTAGATGGCTTGTGCATTATTGTGCAACATTAAAAGGACTTGATAGACACCCACAGATAGATGATGTTGTGGCTTTGTATAACAAAGGCGAAGCTGACTTTCATCAGATCGTGGCAGATATAGCAGGCATACCAAGAAAACAAGCAAAGACTGTGAATCTTGGATTAATGTATGGCATGGGTAAAGGCAAGTTGGCAAACATTCTTGATCTGTCTGTTGATGAAGCAACAACTTTATTAGATAAATACAATGACAAAGTTCCATTCTTAAGATCTATTTCAGAGAAGACAACAAGGAAAGCTGCCGAGAGTGGGATTATCAGAACTTGGTTGGGCCGTAAATGTAGATTCAATATGTACGAGCCTAGATCGTACAAGTATAATAAAGCATTACCGATGAAAGAAGCCATTGATGAATATGGTGGCAAGGGCAGTATCAGAAGAGCTTTTACATACAAGGCACTTAATAGACTAATACAAGGGTCTAGTGCCGATCAAACTAAGAAAGCCATGGTCGATTGTTACGATGCTGGTCTTACACCAATGTTAACTGTGCATGATGAATTATGTTTTAACATACAAAACGACAAGCAAGTGGAGCAAATCAAAGAGATTATGTGTAATTGTGTGCCCGAACTCAAAATACCCTTTGATGTAGACGCTGAAATGGGGTCAAACTGGGGGGAAGTTGGAT